TCCTTTGGGTGGCATAACACCACGCTCGCGGTCAATAAAATAGCTTTCAATCATGTGGACACCATTCTCAACGGGTGTCTCGTGGTCGGTATTTACCGCCTTGTAAAAGTTCTTGCGGACAAATTTCTTTGCAATAGTCCAGATTGTGGGTGCATCAAAGGTGACATAGTACTCTCCACGCACATCATCCCAACGATAGATTGGGAAATCGGACAACATGGCTGGCCCGGTAACGATACGCTTTTCCTCATCTTGCACTGAATATGCTTGTTTCATGTCTATCTGCTGAAGTTTACGTTGCGCCCATGCAATGCCCTCATTACCACCCCACGCTAACCACATCAATCTACCGCATCCATCTCCAAGTTCTTTTTGGCTGTTCTGTCTGTGGCGTTCAAATCCTGCCATCCTTGCGATGGTTTCACGGGTGATGGCCTCGCCGTTTGCTAATTGGTTTGCTCTTATCTTTCCTACGGGTGTACCACAGTCACCCCAGCCGTTTTCCTCTGCCCAACGTAGTGCAACCTTTGCATTTTCTTTGGCTGCTTCGGGATAATCGTCATAGCTTTCAAATTCTTTGCGGCTTTCCCACTTTGAATAACACACCGCTGCGGCTTGCTCTTGTTCCATGCCCTCGCCTACCATGTACGGAATGCAACGCCCGATGAACTCCTCTTCGCTTTCCTTTGCACCGGGTTCCACGAATTGCTGACTAAACAGCATGAAGTCCTTTTGTATGGCAGGGCGTTCCACAAAAGAAACTACGTCTACCCCGGTGTCATCGTCTTCGTTAACTACAATTTTATAAACTGGCAATTCCATACTCATAAAAGTAGATTTATACAACGCTGGTATTTCTTAAGCGACGCACACGGATTTGAGTTTTGGTGATGTCGCCCTCAAGCACGTAAACTCTACCCATTCCACCGAACTGCTGTTCGTCCGGTAATGCACCTCCTGTGATTGGTGTGAACGTTGGTGCAGATGGAGTTGCACTAACTCCACCTCCTGTGCCACCTCCACCGCTACCGCCTTTGAGTATCGATTTTGCACGTGATACCGCACCTAAAACAGCAGCAATTTGTTGAGCATAAAATATCGGGAATGCGTATGGTGCAGCAGGCCCAGTTCCAGCAGCACCTTTTTGTGCAATGTCCAAACCTTGTGCAAAACCAACACCCGTTTTGATTGCGATATCAATCAATGCGGCTGCTTTTGCTGCATCGCTTCCCTCTTTTAAAAGTCCACCAAGTGCAGATATCGCATTTGCGGCTTCATTAACTGTAGCCATTTGTGCCTCTTGTTTCGCTTTTTCGCTTTCTTCTTTTGCCTTGACGTCTTTATCGTAAATATCTTTTTTCTTTTTTACAAGTTCATTTTCAGCAGCTATAACCTCTGCGCTGTTTTCACCAAATAAAGCTTTTTGTGCTTCGATATTTGCTTCAAGCCTTTCAATTTCAAGAGCATCAAAGGCAGCCTGATTAGCACCGCTTTGTATCAGTTTGTTTTCAACAGCTTTGTAATATGTATCATTAGCTTTTAATAAACTATCATTTTTTTGTTTTACAAAATCTTGCTGTTCTTTTTTATTCTGTTCAAGTTTGGCTTTTTCTTTTGCAGAAATATCTTCTTCAAGCGCAAATCTCTCTGCATTATGCTTTGCTTGTAGTGCAATAAGATTTTCATTGAGAGCGCGCAATAAAATAGTTTCGCGTTGATTTAATTTTTCCTTTTCTTGTAATTTAAAAATTTGGTCTTTTATTTCAAGTTCAGCAGCGGTCTGCTGGTTTTCAAGTTGTAGCCTTCTTTTTTTATTTTCGTTTTCTTCCTCAATGATTTCGGTATCTTTATAGTATTGATTTGTTTTGTTCCTTAAATCATCAAGATGCTGCTGATAATTATCCTCAGTTTTCTTTTGATTTGTTTCAGTTTTTTCGGTTTTTAAATTGTGAGCTTTTTGTAACTGTGAAAGTTCACCTACTAATTGTGAAGCAGCATCTTTAAACGATTGCGCTTTTTCTTTACCTCTGGCTATAATAGCAGCCCTTTGCCTACGCAAATAACTTTCGTTTAATTGCTTACTGCCTTGGTCGCTGAAAAAACCAACTTCTGCCTGTTGTGCATCCATCCTTGCTTCGGCCTCAGCTTCTGCGGCTTTTGTTAACAATTCATCTATTTGTTTTCTTTTTGCTACACTTTCAACATATGTACCAGCATTTTCAATAAATACTTTTTCGGCTTTATTTAAATCTGTTTGTACGCCAAGTACATCTCCCAGTTGTTCATTGTATATTTTTAACGCTTTCTCTTTACTAATTACACCATCCTTTGCTTGTTTAAATGCGACTTCAACTTGGTTGGTTGCAATGATTGCCTCTTTTGCACCATCTCTATATGCCTCTGTGGTTTGATTTAATTTTTCTTGTACTGCATTTGTTCCTGTTATTTTTTCTTTTAATTTGTCCCAATTTTGAATAACCAATGTGATGCCCGTAATTAATAATCCTATACCCCCAACCATGAACGCTTTGGATGCGCCACTCATAACCTTAAAGGATGCAACGGCAGATTTACCCAATGCGACAAATTGATTGCGCGCATCCAAAACCCCTTGAATACCTTGTGCAAATGCCATTGCGCCCTGCACTTTTAGCAATGCTTTTTGCACATCTTCGCTTTCAGCTCCAAACAAAGCCATTGCCCCCTGTGCCGCAGAAAAGCCAGACGCTACACCGCCAACAACCTTACCGATTGCATCGAATTTATCAGGATTTAAAGCCTCAACGCGCTGCTTAAAATCACCCATTTCATCCTTGAGCTGAGCAACCCTCTGCGCTGCTTTCAATGCTTCTGGAGAAAACTCTCCAAATTTCTGTGAAAGAGCTAATGCCTCTTGGGTTGCTTCCCTGATTTGCGCTTTTAAGGATTTAACGCTTTCCGTGCCTTTGGTTTTGGCCTCTAAATTTATTGCTACTGTGGTTTGTGCCATTTTATTTGTTTGTTAGTGCATACCATTCTGTGCCATCACACACAAGGTAAGCCGTGCCGTACTGATTATTTATGTTGTAATGGTCTGTACCATCAATTAATTCTGCTGCATATGCTTCTATTCGCAGAGTTCCACCGCTTCCTTTTTTAACTACCCAAAATGCTTTCGATGTGCTGTCTGCTGCTGGTGGTAATGTAATTGTATGGTTGCCATCTCCTGAAAACACAATGATATCATATATCAATTCAGCAGTATAGTCAGTAGTTGGGAATACAAATCTATTGCTACCAAAATTATTGTTGTTTATTATTTGTCCGGATATCCAAACTTCATTACATCCAACCGCATTTGTTGGCGGTGGTGTTCCAATAACTATGCTGTCATCACATAGAAAGGTAACTCCACTTGTCGCAAACGCTGCATTTCGTTGTCCGTAGTTGCTTATTCTATTGCCTATAATTACACCATCACCAGCCTGATTGAAATTTCCTATATTTATACCACGCTGATTAATTACTTTGTTTGAAGTTCCACCGCCCTCTGGGTCATATTCCGTTTGACCGCCACCGCTTTGCGTTCCACCACCGCCAACGCTTCCAGTGGTTGCGCTGAAAGTTACGCCCGATTTAAGGAATAAAAACTCGCAGATATTGACAGATGGATTGACAGGGTCATAATCCTCAATTTTATTGAGCCGGAAATAATTGTTGTCAAAGAAATAGAGGTCACGGAATGACAACTTTTCCATATCCGCAGGGGTGAGATAAAATGCACCCTTTACTATCTTGCTATCCTTGTCAGTAATCTCCTGCAAATACTTTGACCAATAGGTATTAAAGAGGTTGTTGTTTGTAACGGCTGTGCCGGGTGGCAATCCGATAAAACGCGGCATTCCAAAGTTAATATCTGTGGTGCTGGTCAACGGGTCATCCAAGTGGCCCATAAATGGATATTTAGTTTTTACCGCTCCTGCTGGTGGGTTAAAATTCCAAGAGCCATTGCGTACCAAATAACCTGCACAGGTTTTGGCCTTGTATTGTAATATCCTTAAATCACCGGATTTTGTCTTGCCGTCATTTGTTGAAATCTCGGGCAGATATTTATCTGTCTCCTGCTCTGGCTTTACAATGATGGTTGGCACAAATCCTATCTCAATTTTTTTCTCATCCTTTACAAAATCATTTTGCACTAAGATTTGACGGTCGCCATATGTACGGCTGTAATCCTCTTTGTAAAATTTATTGCCCTCATCCTCACCATCTTTGTAGGTAAATAAATATCTACCTGCATCCAGCTCACCCATCGGGGTAATTTCAAGCGGCTGCAATAGGTCACGTTTCTTTGTCCAATCGCGCACCGTTGTTGTGTAAAAATCTTCGCGTGGCAGGATTACAAGTTGTTTATCAATTTCAGTGGCTTCAACATACAGATTAAACATTGTGAAAATCCAACGCATGAACTCGCGCTGTTTAGTTTCAACGCCCGTAAAAAATCCACCGAAATCCATTGTGTCATCATAGGCATATGAACTCTCAACCACAAAATTGTAAAACGATGTGTTGGCTGTTAATGTTACTTGTGCGCCTGAAATAAATGCACCGATACCGCCCTGTCTTGCACCATACCAATGCACAACAACATCATCATTTTTTTGCAGCTTGATATTTTGAAAACGCACATAGTCATTTATCGTTGCCGTACCAGCTGCGGTGTTTGTTGTCCAAACACCCTTTTCCTGAACAACCACGCCATTGACAAATAATCTAAACCATAACTTATCTTGCGCTCCTGCTGTGGCCGTTAACCCGGTTGCGCTACCATCTAAATAGATTGTAAAATCATAACCTTGCGAATAAAAGCCATTTGTAAATTCCGATGTGCTTGTATTCCATTGATTTGATGGGTCGAGTATTTCGGTAGGGAAAAGCATTTGCGTGGATGTGTTTCCAAATGTTACACTACCACTGAATTTTGCCTGAAACTGCCTATCTAATATATTTTGCTCACTTAATATCGGCGTTTTTGTAGGGCAGGGAACCACCAATCTTTTGAACTGCGCTGTGTTGAAAAACGAACCGCTGCTGTATGAGTAACCCGTACCGCTGAAAATTGCATCTACAACCGTTTTTGCGTACAAATAAGGGGTCATATTATCAGTGTAAAGTGTTTTATAATTGGCATATTGCCCGTTATCTATCCAGCCGTAGACGTAACCCTCACCAATTGGTGCGCCACCACTGAAATTCACATACCCAGATGAGCCATTTTTTACTATCGAAGTATCCCACGAATTGAATATATTGGTGTCGCTTATGATGTGATTGTATGCGGTGAAGTCCAAATCGGAAAGTTTGGCATCGGCAACCTTTGCAAATAGGTCGGCCAACTCCCCGTGCATTGAGCATTCGTACTCTATTTGATTGAAATCATTGACCTTTATGCCCAACAAACGGATAAAGCCCTGTATCTGCGTCACCTCATCCACTTGCAGAATTGCATCGGCTTTCAGGTTTGGGTTGAAATCCGGGTTGAAATTGGTGGCCGATGTGTTGCGGATGCTCAAATTCAAATCAAACAAGTGTGTGAAAAGCTTGTTATTTGCCTTTGTGCCGGGCAGTGTGAATGTCTTTGACCAATCCGATGAGCGGCTTTCTGGTTCCCGAATATCGGCAATGCTCTTATTTATCAGTATTCCAAAATCACTCGGCAGGTCAACACTTACCCCGCCGCAAACTAATCTCACATTGTTCATGCGTTTTGTAGCCTTTCAGGTTCAGTATATTGCACTGTAATTTTCAAGTTATTTGGGCCGTCCACATAATCAAACACCTCATAGGAAGTTTCAACGATGTTCACGGGTATGCTACCCAAAAAGACAACGGGGCTGGCAATCAAATCTTGCAGCCACTCAAACTCTGTCTCGGTCAGCCAGTTGGTGTTGAGCGTAACCTCTTTGGTTTTTTCAACTGCATAGTTTGTAATACCGTGCTTTGTGGTATCGTATGCATAAGTATTGCCAGACAGGGTGTAATTATTCCGCTTGAATTGCTTTCTGCTCACGTTATACTTGTCTTTGGATGCCATGCTACAGCGGACACTTTCAAAGCCACCTAATGGGTTTAAAAAGTTAAGATACTGTGGCAGATATTTTGAGCATTCCTCAACTACATCAAAGCGGTAAACCTCACTTCCCGGATTGCCTGCACCAGTTTGGATTTGGATGGTGTAATATGATGTGTTGCTTGGAATGACATTGCCTGCCGTTCCGCTATCCAATTCACCTGCGGTCAGCGCATTGAGTTGCACAGGGCCACAACCGAAACGAACCATAAATTGTGACAAGTCCGAAACACTGGCAACCCAAGGTAATTTAATTACTGATGTCGCAATAGCTGTTCCTGCGGAATTATAGGCAATTATCTTCGGTGTGGCATCATAACCCAATAATAAAAAGTGCAGGTAATCATATTGTGAGGTAGTTACCCTGCGTGTACGTACACGGGTGAGAAATTTGGGCGTACTGGATGGCACATCAATTTTATAAGTGGCTGCCGTTTCGCTGCCGTACAAATCAAACAATCCGTTCCACGCATACTTACCCGTGTCACTGGTCAGGTTGAGATATTCAGTTCCACCATATTCTTCACCAAACTCTACCGAATAACCAATGTAACTATTAAGGCATTTGGTCAGCGTGCCGAGATTTTGGGTGAAATCATATGTCACATAGTTTTGCAAAATCCTGCTGATATTGAAAACGCCTTTATCGGTAGTGCCGTGAAAAATCGGGGCTTTCAGTTTTGCAAGGATTGTGCCAGCTGCGTTTTTCACCACAGCCACGAACTTGAAGTTTGACTGTGCGTAATTAGTGGAAGTTACCACATAGGAAATATCGGAATATACCGGGCTGATGTCATTCGGCTCGGTGTTAATAGTTATTGCCATTATTTATAAAAGTACCTATTTGGCTGTCTCGGTACTGATAAATGCATTTAATCTCAATCCAGTCAAATCGGACAGCTTCTGTGCGATGGTGTCCACGTTTTGTTGGGTTAATACATCCGCAATAAATCCAGCACCCTTGTAACCAAATCTTTTGATTGTGCCTTTGCTGTGTATTTTCTTTGCAATCACAGATGCAAAAGATTTAATGGCATCGTCAACGCTTTGATTTTTGCCTTTGCGTTGCAATGCTATTTTTTTGACTGATGCCTTTGCACCAACCCATTGGATTAGTGATGGCATATGTGGCCATATTCCGGGCTTCTGTCCGTCTTCGACACGCTCCCAATAGTCAGCCATTGAAATCTCAATCTCAATGCCCTGTGGTGTTACATTAGGAAAACCAGCCTGAATACTTTGTATCAGGTTGTTGGTGGCTTTTAGGTCTTTTTCACGTGCGCTTTCTTTGAGTTTGTCAATAATTGTTTGGGCTACAAATACCATCGCATCACCCAGCACCGTGCCACCCATATTTGCGGTGGCTTCATCTATGCCAATCTTTGGCAACAACGCATCCAGTTCGGCCAAATCTGCCTTACTTATATTCATCGCACCGGGTGGGGGCATCGAACCCCCGTCCACCATCTTTGAATTGCTTATCTATTGCCGCTCAAAGCAACCCGTTAGCGCGCATGGTGATGTTACCCTATATACACTAACCCGGCAAGGCCGCAGCCTCATATATAAAAGTATTAAATCAATTCTTGCAACAAAGCAATCTGGTACACGCTACTATCTTTGGCAGATTTTGCCCCTTGCGCTGCTGCATTCAGCCTTTCTGTTTGCGCCCGTTTCTTTTCATTGTAGAAACTGACTGCATTCAGGAACTCCACCAATCCCATATTCAAAAAGAAGTCCCATTTGGTGCGGTCTCCGTTTGCCATGCCATCTATGGTTTTGAGCCACGCGATTGCTGGCCTGTCTTTTCTGCGTGTATCTTCTTCAACTTCTCCACTTCCAGTTCTAAAAATACTTGGGTAATTTCGAGTGATGCCGGCAAGTAAGCCGAAAAAAAAAGCGCATAACCATATGCATTGGCTATGCTCATGCGGTCACGGAACAGGTCAGCTACCTTGTCAAATTCGGTCGGCTTGATTTCCGATTTGCGAAACCATTTGTATTTCACAGCCAGTGCAGCCATGATTTTATGCAAATTGCCCACCCAGTTATCTTGCTGACCGAACAAATCCTGAACGGTGATAAATTGATGCGCTGCCAATTCGTGTTGCGATGCCACAAATTTGTAAGTTGTCAACCCGTGCCTAAACTTTTTGAAATCCTTTGCGGTGGGTAGCTGTGTCATCCACCCCAATTTTGCAATGGCTGCTGTGATTTCTTTGATTGGTAACTCTTCGATTTGCTCAACGGTCTGCCCGGTTAGGATGGCAAGTGTTGCGATTTGGTTTTCAAATGTCGGCTCGGTCAGTTTGTGCAACTGTTGAAATGTGCCGATGCTGATGTCCTGCCAGTTCTTTGGTAATTTCATATGATAACAAATACTCCTTTTTTATTTTTTATGCTGCAATGCCGTGCAAGCGCCAAAGCACAAACAGCGTCATCGTGTAGTCCTGAGGGTGCTGAATATCTCATGCCCGTCTGCGTATGTTCGAATTCAAAATTACGCATTTCATCCGCAATTACACCCTCTGGAAATTTAATCATGCCAGCGTGTACATCTGCGGTCAGTTGTTCCATCATTTGTTGTTTGCTTACCGATGTAAATTTCACACCGATTGCACGTGGGCAGATGCGCTGTATCTTTTCTACAATAGGGTCACCCACACCCGTGCTATCCAATGCCGCAGGTGTCGTACCAATGGTACGAATAATTCGCTGCTCGGTTTGCGCCCAATCCATTTGGAAGCGGTCAAAGTGGCAAACATTATAATCTGCATCCAATCCGATTATGACAGTCCAGTCGCTGTATTTTGCAAGGTCAATGCCGTACCACTCAGCAGGTCGGTTCGACAGCGGTGCGATGCACTGCGAAATAAATGACAAACCGAATGGGTTGCTTCCGTCTTCGGTTGGCTCGGCAAGGTACAACTCGGAAAATATATGCTGTGGCAAATCCCTTTTGGCCTGCTCAACTTCCTCTAATTTTAGGATGCCAGCATTCACACCATCGTATGCCGTGATTTTGTGAAACTCGTAATTCGGCTCACCCATTCTCGCACGTTCACTCAACTTGTAACCCCAATTCTTTTTGCCCTTTACGTTGCCGATTAGTTTGCACTTGCCCTCGGTCTTGGTCAGGGTGGAACGCAGAGCGAACCATGCCTCTTCCCTTGCCCGTGTGAACTCATCAAACACGGCTGCATAAACATCGTCACCATAAAGGTTATCGGGCTTCTCTGCTGACTTGAATTGGATTATGCCACCCGTTGGGGTTGTCAGTCGCAGTTTGCTTTCATTAACCTTAAAAAATGCCTTGTTTGTGACCTGTGTCCGCATACGATTAAACGCGATTTCTGCCTGCTGATACACAGGTGCAACCCACCACACTGATTGATTTTCTTTCAGTGTCAACGCCTGCTCAAACAGCCAAATAATATGCGATGCCGTCTTGCCTACTTTCGTGGCAGCAGCTGTAATCGTGTACCTCGCAGGGCTGTCAAGTATCCTGCGCTGGTAATCGGTCACGAATGGTCGCTTATATTGGATGTGCATTTGTAAAATTCCAGCCTTTTCAGGTTGATTTTATCAAGGTTGTGATGTTCTTTGCAGTAATAGTAATTATTATCCCCCAAAATCCGTGCGCTTTCTTGGCTATCCAAAAAATGCTTCATTGATTTATACCACGCATCCGGGGTGTTGTCGGTAAAATGCACCCCATAATTCTCCGAATGGTTAATGTATGGGTTGACATTTGATGCTATCACGGGCAATTTATAGGTTGACGCTTCGATTATTTTCAGTTCCGATTTGCAGTTATTCCACTTGGTGTCTTCAAGCGGTGCAAGTGCCACATCAAACAGGCGGTAAAAGTTGCCGTATTCATTTGGTGCTTGCGCTGCTGATACCACCACTTGCGGTCTAAGCACACCGGAACCTCCGTTGAACTTGTAAAGGATGCTATCCCACACGTAATTGTTTGGCATCCATCCGCAAATCACAAAACGCACCTTGTCCCCATACTCATCGCATATTCGGGCAATGGCATCCGATATAATCATAATATCGTTGCTGTGGGTCAACCCACCAACCCAGCCAAAGGTAAACACATCACGTTGCTGCGGTGCGGATAACCAATGTTCATCCGTAGTATCCAATGCGTTGGGCAGTATCTCCACCCTGTGGTTGAGTTTCTTTATCTCGGCAGCCAATTGCGGTGTGGTGGTTGTAACACCATCAGCGTAACGGATGGTATCCACAATGGCCTGCTTTAATTTGTTTTCACGAAAAAATTTATACGTTGGGTGGTACTTCGGTAATTCCCAAAAGTCGTCGATGTCCACAATGTACGGGATGCCGTGCTTTGCCAGATAGTGCAAAATTTCGTAGTGGTCCGCACCCAACCATCTGTTGAATAGGATAAGGTCATATTGTTTCAAATTAGGTAATCCTGATTTGTTAAACTCCTGACTGACTTCCACCTCGATTTGGTCGGCATGGTCTATTTGCAATCGTTTTAGTGGCACATATAAGCGGTGATATTCCACACCACCCATTCCGTTCCAAAGAGCTAATACTTTCATTTGTTCCAATTCTTAATGGCTTCTTTGAGATTTTTATACGCTGCCCTGATATAACCACTCCTAATCAGGATGTAATGAAAGTGGATGGTTATCATTTTTTTGTCACGATTTCTTTGAACGTGGTATTTTCTTTTCATTTTTTATTTATATTTGCACTTGAATATCGGTTGCAAAACCAGCCCGGCAGTACCCCGCAAAGCTGCCGGGTTTTTTTATTCTCCTAAATCCAACGAAATCTTAATCTCCCCGGTTACATTTTGGTTGACATCAGCCGTTTCCTTTGGCTTGCCATACACACGGGACAGCAAAGTTTCAATGGAATACAAACTGCCTTTCTCCAAACTCTTGCGCATAGCATTGGCGATGGTCTTTTCCAAAATGGTTGCCTTTGGGTTTTGCCATACTTCTTTCAGCTCGTCTAAGTCCATTGACAGCATGGCTTGGATAGTGTCATTAATTTCCGCTAATTTGTAGCCTTGCTCTTTGAGTAGAGTAACGTACTTTTTCGGTCTGCCGTTGGGGTTTTGAACTACCCCTTTCGGGAATGGTTTAAGATTTTGTTCGTTTGCCATGTCTCACTATTTGTTCACTATTTTACATACGGCTGCCCGTTGCGTTTTACTTCCAGCGTGGGGTCAAGTTTTAACATTCGGTCAATTATAACTTGGCAATACTTTGGGTCAAGTTCCATGCCGTAGCATTTGCGGTTGAGTTGGTGTGATGCTACCATTGTTGAACCGCTGCCGAGAAACATATCCAAAACAAGGCCGTTATCTGGACAACTACTTTTTATTGCCCTTTCGCACAATGGTATTGGTTTAGGTGTAGCATGACCACCTTCGCTCCCATCTTTTTGATGTCTTGCAAAGTGCCAAACATTATTCATGTTGTCATGAGTATTATTAAAATATGCACGAGTTGAATAATATTCCTTTTTCAATGCATCGTATTCCTTTTTCAATGCATCGTATTCCTTTTGAAATGCATCGTATTCCTTTTGAAATGCATCTCCGTTTGCTGCTTGTCTAATTGAATTATAATGCTCCTCTGTTGGGAAATGCCATTGGCTTTTGCTAAAATAATGACTTGCGCTTGTTTTCCCTGTTATTTGTATAATCTTTTCGGTATTCCATCCAAGTTTATTTTTTTCTGTAACTAAATATTCCCTGATACTTTCAAAGCCCTCAAAATAATTATCTGCATTATTATTAAAACCTTGAACACCTAACATAACAAAAAGACATTTTTCGTCTGCTGTTGCATAAGACCGGGTTTGGTCTGAATTTTGACTTTGACCGTGTCCTTTATCCCAAGTCAATAAATTACGGAATGTTGCCTTTTGTTGTTTTATATATGGTTTAATGATATTGCTGTAAATATCCATTAGCGGTTCGTCTATACCCCAGCAATACCATGAGCCATTATCTTTTAAGTGTGAAAATTGCAATGCAATCCATTCCTTGTTAAATTGCAGAAGGTCATCAAAATTCAGGTTATCATTTAACACACCTTCATTTTCTTTTTTCATTCCGTATGGTGGGTCATTGTGTGCCATATCCGCCTTTTCCCCATTCATTAACTTTGCAACTTGGTCGCTATCGGTACTATCCCCACAAAGTAACCTATGTTGCCCTATCTCAAACAAATCACCCAGCACAATATCGGTTTCAATCTGCTCGGGCATTTCGTAATCATCTTCTTCTGCTTCCAATTCTATTGCATCCATAGGCGGCAACTCCAATCCCCAAGCCTCTAATTTTTCAGCATCCCATTCGTTTGCAAGGGTGTTCCAATCCCATTCGCCAAAGCCCACATTGTCCTTAATCAGGAATTGCGCCCGTTGTTCTTCTGTCCATTCATCTGCCAAAATAATCGGTATCTCTTTTGCGCCAATGTCCGACAATGCTTTCAGTCGCATATTGCCACCAAGCACGATGTATTTCTCGCCCTCGGTATAGCAAACCAACGGACGCTTTTCCAACATTTCAGGAAAGTCAATAATTGACTGCTTTAATTTGGCAAACTTCTCATCCCGAATGACACGGGGATTATTTGGATTTGCTCTTACGCTTGTTAGTTTTACCCACTGCATTTTTTTTGATTATTACTTCGATTGAAAATTCCCCGTTGCTATGTTCTTCGGGTTTGTCTTTGTTTGTGGCCGTGTCAATTACCTCAATATCCCAATACTCTTTTATACCTGATTGTAGCAATATGCCCTCAACACTAAAAGTATGTGGTGGCTCACATGAGTACGGCAGATAGAAATATCGGTGGTCTAAATTCCAACGGCTCGGCAATGTTTTTTTACGCTCATACAAATCACGATGCGGTATGCTCATGATGATATGCCCACCGGGTTTGCAGATACGATACCAATTTTGTATGGCGGTAACTGGGTCGTCAAGATGTTCCAACACGTGGGATGCATAAACATAGTCGAATGTGTTGTCAGCATATTTATCCATTGTGGTAGCATCGCAATCGTCTTTATCGTGGTGAACACAATCGGTCATTGAAATTGTATCAATGCCGTCAAATGTATCTATTCTGCCACATCCGATGTCTATTCCCTGACCTTTGATGTATTTTTCATAAAATCCTGACGCTTTGCGCCTTTCGTGTGCTTTAAAAGTTTCAGCCATGTATTTTTAAAATTTGTAATAGGTTTACGATTGTCCAAGCCCCATATCCGTTATGCCCGGTTGGGATAACATTGTGCGCAGTCGGGCATATTTCCACAACTCTGGGGTGTTTCATTTGCTCGGCTATGGCAAAAGCCATTGATTGGTTGCCAATAAATAGGTTGCATCCGGATATGACCTGCGCCAATTGATAAAAATCATCAACGGGGTAGTGTTTTATGTTTGGCAACTTTGCGCTGATAACTCGGAACTCCTCGTGCAACCCTACAAAAGTGATGCGGTCTTGATATTGGCGCAATGCGGTGTAGTCAAATGTGGGGTTGTGATATCTTGCCGTGCGGTTAAGCACAATATCAAATGCTTTTGGACTTTGTGCTAAATCAAAATTAATCGGCACGGATAAATCGCATGTCAACTCCGGGTAAATATGGAAGTACCATTGTGAAATATGCCCGGTGTAGTTGTGGAACTTACGGAATAGGTCAAAGTTATAGTCAACCTGCTGTGGCTCTTCTGTGATTTTGCACTGGCCGATAAATTCGGTTGACATTAGCAAAGGTATCAGCATCTCTGCCATCTTGCGGTTCATCTGCACATTTCCCATCGGGTGTGACATATTGCCGTACTTGCCCGGTACGTTAATATGCAGATACAAATGCACCTTTTCGCCTTTAAGTTCCGATGCTTTACGCATTGCTGGAAGTGAATAAATCAAATCCCCTGCGTTTCCGCTATGTATAATTTTAGGCATTGGCTTCGCGGTATAATCTTTTCAACGCATCAAACATACATGAGCGACAACCGGGCAATGGCTGACCATAAAGCTGGCGGTGTACCTCATTTAACTTTGCGTAATATTCAGCCGCAAGATGATATGTTCCCGTGCGGTTGATACGCTCGATTGTTTCTTTGAGTTGTAGGCAGATTTCTTTTTGTTCGGGTGTCATACGTATCTATCAATTAAAGAGCCACACACAGCAGACAGGGCAGCAAACGGCAATCCCCACCACCCAGCAAGTGGGATAAATACAGCCAACCCCATCCACCACGATAAACAAAACCCACACTCCCACGGTTTATAAACGGGGCGGTGCGGTCGATGTATTTTTAGCATAAAACTTATCACTGGTGGGAATAAGTACCGGGATAGCAACACCGCAAATGCGGCAACGGATATGATGTTAACCAAGTTCATTGTAACGTTCTTTTATTTGGGCTTTCAATGCGTTTATTATTTGACTGATTTCTCTGTAGTTTATTTTGGTGGCCTTTGCTATGCTTGCCATGCTGCGGTTTTCATTGTATAGTAGCCATAGCTTTTCAACGTACCAATCCGAGCGGTTGAAATGCAATGCCACCTCTTTGTAATTGATTGCTTCCCTTGCTTCCTGCATCCGCCTGAAATTTGTCTCATCGTATTCCTCTGCGGTGTCATCGTAGTCATCGGGTAGCGTTTCATTTGTGCGTAGGTGGTCGCGGTAAAACTTTGTATATCGGTTGCCATTAACTGCATTTACACCCACCCTGACAAGGTAAAATATCAGTGTGCCGTTCTGGTGCAGGTTGGTGATTTTCTCTTCCGACATTTCGCATAACAAAAGCAATAAGTGTTGTTGTAAGTCGCTTGCGACGTGCTTTCCTACTTTTGCGCAGAAATCCGGCAGCCATTTGGAAATTGCAATCTCTGTTATGATTTGGCTTTTGGTCACCCTCTTTCATTCATTTTCAAATCATGCACCTTTTGCAGCCAGTCTTTCCATTGTTTTCGGTCGCCATACATTTCATGATGTTTACGGCACAGAGCCATCAGGTTTTCAATTCGGTCAGCGGTCTTACTTCCACCCATGCCACGTGCCTGAATGTGGTGAATGTCATTTGCCGCAGCACCACATACCTCACAGCGCACAAACGATGTGGTGTCATAGCCAAAATACTCAAAATATATCTTGGTGTGCTTTTTCAACCTTGCAAAGTTTGTGGAATTTTTACGATTGATTTGTTAATTGTGGATAACTTTTAAATAAAATACTTGCATAAGTATAAATTATTATATTATGTTTGCGGCATGAACACAGTATTTGAACAAGGCCATCAGGCCGCAGCCGAATTTGATGCTGATTTGCACGATGGTATCAACCCGTATCGTCAGGGCACTTACCAATTTAACGAATGGGAAAAAGGCTGGGCGTGGTATTTTACAATACAGAGCCGCATTGATTACGCTGATGCACAGCAGGAACAACAAAAATTTGTTGAAAATAATTTTGCAAAGTAAAAGTTAAGTATTATATTCGCGTATCGGAACAACAGGACTGGAACCCCTGCCGATTTTTAGAGCAATGACAACGAATAAAACAAAAGACCCTACACGAGTAAAAGGCGGCTACGCTCTGGCCGGTTCCACCTTTGAAAGTGTGGGGTCTTTTACTTTTTCTAAAATGTTATTTCCGAAACCTATTCCGCACGAAGAGTGCGATGAGCAGATTTTTCATTACCAAGCATGGATGGAATGGAATGATTTGCGAAGAGAACAAAAAATTATCACCTTACACCAATGGCACTACCTTAATACAGTTGCTGACTGCTGGATTATGTATTACAAGAAGTGCAAAGAACTTTACGAAAGGACTAAACAATGAGCAAAGACCCGGCATTTCTTTTTTACTCTTCTGATTTTTTGACTGGAACAGCACTGATGAGTGATGAGCAGATTGGTAAATACATAAAGCTATTATGCTATCAACACCAAATGGGTCATCTTTCCGAGCGTGATATGTTAAAGATATGTAAAACATATGATGAAGACATATTCTGCAAGTTTGAAAAGGATGAAAACGGTCTATACTACAATGTAAGATTACAGCAGGAAGTTGAAAAACGTAAGGCATACAGCGAGAGCAGAAGACAGAATAGAATAAAAAAAGATATGAATAACATATCTAAAACATATGTTAAACATATGGAAAATGAAAATGAAAATGTAATTAAAGATAGAAATACAATTAAGAATATAATACCAACGCTTGAAGAATTTTTGAATTATGCTGATATGTCACCTGATTTCAAATACCCTCTTACCGCCAAATATGAACAATGGGTGGCAGAGGGATGGAAAGATGGACATGGTAAAAAAATAAAGAACTGGAAGACAAAACTGAAAAACACAATTCCATATCTTCGCCCGTTCAAACAATCCGAACCTGAAAAAATAAACTACCTCACATGACAGAACAAATAATCATTGGAACTTGGCTGCAACGTAATCAGCTTGAACTCACAGCAGTTACCAGAGCAGAATGGTTTACTGACCCGGACATGAAAGCATTATGCCTAATAATTCAAGCCATGTATGCCAATAACGAATACATCGACAATGTGGCAGTTGTACAAAAAAACAAAAAGTTGGCGGTCGCGATTGCAACTGCAAATCAGTTTGCTGAATTTGGAAGTATTGCCAGGCACGTTCAATTTTTGCATCAGGAATGGATAAGGCGCACACTTGTTGAAAGCATGACAAAATCGGTAAAATTCATGCAGGATGGTGGCGACATAATGGAAAGCATTGCAAGTACTCAAAAAATGCTGGATGAATTACAAATGTTGGAAGACGGCAAGGCAACAGAATTGATACCTCTTCTTGCTCAGCGTTTGGATAGTTTGGAACAGCGCAGCAAGGCCGAAATAAAAACAATTGGACAGCCAACCGGATGGATTACACTGGACAAATATATTGGCGGTTTTGTTCCGGGTGAAAATGTTGTGGTCGCAGGCCGACCTGGTATGGGTAAAACTGCATTTGCTGTAAGTATAGGAATTGCACACGCCAAACGTGGTGGAAGGGTGGTAATGTTTAGCATGGAAATGAGCAAGGAACAATTGGCAGACCGCATACTTTCATCACTCGGCAACGTTGATAACCTGAAAGTTCGTAATGCTGATGTTAATGAGATTGAACTCGAATGGATTGCCAACGGCCTGATGCAATTGGATATCGATTTTAAAATAGAAGACAGCACAACGCTGAACATTGACCAAATAAAAATTCGACTGAAGACAATGCGGAACAAACCAACGCTGGTTATTATTGATTATATGCAGTTAATTAAGGCAACTGGTGGAAAGAACCGTGAGCAGGAAATCGCATATATTAGCCGTCAATGTAAGTTGATTGCAAAGGAGTGTAATTGTACGGTGATGCCATTGTCACAGCTTAACCGTGGAACGGAAGAGGGTAACAGCAGACCAAAACTTTCTAATCTACGTGAAAGCGGTGCGATAGAACAGGATGCAGACACGGTTTTATTCCCTTACCGCCCTGAATACTACGAAGCCCAAAAGAATGGTGGTAATACACCACCAATTGAAGATGCTGAACTCATCATTGGAAAGTGCAGAAACGGAATGACCGGAACGCTTAAATGTCAATTTAGGGGAAATACAGTTGAATATATTTTCTAATATAAAAAAATATACTATATTTGCAGTATGAAACACGGCAGTTTATTTTCAGGCATCGGTGGATTTGACCTTGCAGCCGAATGGATGGGCTGGGAAAACGTATTCCACTGCGAATGGATGGAGTTCCCACGCAAGGTATTGGATTACTATTGGCCTAATGCTGACAGCCACGTTGATATATGCAAAACTGATTTTACAAAATATGCAAACACAATTGATATTCTCACCGGGGGATTTCCCTGCCAACCATTCAGCCTTGCCGGAAAACGAAAAGGCACTGATGATGAACGCTACTTGTGGGGCGAAATGCTACGAGCAATACGTGAAATTAAACCCAAATGGGTCATCGCAGAAAATGTCTTTGGTATTGTCAACATTGACGGCGGAATGGTATTCGAGCAGGTGTGCCTTGACTTGGAAAATGAAGGGTACGAAGTTCAACCGTTTATTATTCCAGCTGCGGCCAAAGACGCACCACACAGAAGAGACAGATGTTGGTTTATTGCCTACTCCAGTAGCATCAGAAATAGAGAAAATGGGAAGCGGAGGACTAACGAGATATTTTCGGGAGGATATAGCTTGGACACATCGGAAAAATCAAAAAGAACACAAACACAGAGGAATGCTACCAACACCGACAGCGCACCAACAAAATACACAATTCAAACAGGGGGGAACTTGCTTACAAGCTGCGTTGTCAATGGGAATTTTACCGACACCGAACAGCAGGGATTATTTGGGATGCACTCGTCCGGGAAAACGAATTTCATCAACGGGAAAAACTCAATGCTATGGGGAGGTTCTACCGGATACAATAAAGAGAGTAACTGGTCAAACTTCCCAACTCAATCCCCGATTTGTAGCGGAGATGATGGGCTTCCCACCAAACTGGACGGAATTACCTTTCCTAAATGGCGAAACGAAAGCATAAAAGGTTATGGCAACGCAATCGTTCCGCAAATCGCATATCAACTTTTTCAAATAATAGAACATGAGAGCAAAAATAAAAATACCTAAAACTAACAGCCGAACCACTTTCCGCATGAGCGAGGTGGCGCAACTCAAAGAAACAATCAAGCATCAGCAAATCCGCATTCAAGAATTGGAAAGGATGCTACGGATGGAGATTGCGTACGAACACGCAGCTATTAAAGCGGCACATCTTGCCATTCGCTCGGCATACGCTGACTATCTGCCCACTCATATTTCCCACACTACCCGAAAGAGGGAAATACTGGAACCACGCCAAATATTCATGTGGCTGATACGCAACAAAACCGCAATCTCACTGAGCAATATCGGTAAGATTTGCGGTGGCCGGGACCATAGCACAATCATTCACGCCTGCCGATTGGTGGATGACTATGCAGCGACTGACAGACGCTATGCTGCCCGGTTAGAAACGATAAAAAATAACTTTGAGCTGTTTGTAAAAGAAATATGAGTACAGAAAAATTCAAAACTGATTTATCACAAGGCGAACTTGGTGAAAGAGTAATTGCAAATTATTTACTCATAAAGCGACCAATTAAAAAAATAGAATTTATGGGCGAGGGCAAGGATTGGGATTTTAAATGCGAGGATATCAATGGCAAAATAATTACATTTGAGGTTAAGACCGATAGATATGAATACATGAATAGCATAACTACCGGGAATATGTTTATTGAAATATCGTGCAGCAAAAAACCCAGCGGCATAAATGCATCAAAAGCGGATTATTTTGTTTATTACTACCCTGATTTAGAGTTGTTTTATATCATGCCATTACCTGAATTTAGGTTATTTTTACTAAAGGAAAAGATAAATATTGCAGAGTTGTGCGGAGATGGTCAAAGGACAGAGGGTTATTTGTTGGATAGGCAATTATGCGGTAAAAATTACCCATCATTTACAATAAAAAAGGATGCAGATATTTGGATTTAATGTTTAAAAATGTATATTTGCATAATGAAACTCATTAATCCTTACAAGCCGCACGTGGTTGAACTGCCCGATGGTGGCTATGCTATCCGTTTATATCGGCTTTTTTCTGCCCAGTTCCTTACTGAATTTGGAACATACACCGATTGCGTGGACAACTTGATGCTATTCCGCACCCATTTTGAAGCGGTTACCCATCTGGACATACTGAAATATAAAAGAAAACAACTTAATAAAGCAAAAGCAATATGATTATTATTGACATCTGCCTGACTGATGTTCCAAAGGAACTAATAACAGAGGGCAAAAACGGAAAAAAGTACCTGAAACTTGTGCTAAACGAACGCAAAACAGAGGGAAAGTTTGGCGAAACCCACACGCTGCAATTAAGCCAAACAAAAGAGGCAAGGTTAGCAGGGGTAAAACCAACCTATGTAGGTAGCGGCAAGGCTTACAAGTTTGAGCAAAAGCCCAAAACAACTGCTGATGAACCTGCGAAGTATGACACAAATGATTTACCTTTTTGATTATGAAAAAAATTGATAAATTTATGGCATCCTTGATGGTTGATTTAATTGACACCAATAAAGATGTGCAGGAAAGTAATGAAAGCGAAGTTTGGAAGTTGGGATATCATGAAGCAACTGATGAAGCTTTGAGATTAATGGCTGTTATTTTCGAGCAGTTGAAAAATGAAAGAGAAGATTGAACAAACCTGCGACAGCATCAAAAAGCTACTGCTGGACAAAAACGCCAAGTATGGAAACTCCGCCCTTAACCCGGTGCGAGTTTTCAGCAAGGCAGATAATCAGGAGCAATTGCTTGTCCGCATAGACGATAAGTTAAGCCGGATTGCAAGGGGCGCAGGAATGGAAGCCACAGACGAGGACACTTTGAACGATTTAATCGGATATCTAATTTTATTAAAAATTGCAAAAAATGACATACGAAGAGAAAAGGCAGCATTTTCAGGGCTGTAAGCAAAAGGGTGATGTGATGGCGGTTGTTCAATACTGCGACGGGATTGCCAGTTACGCGACCATAATTAAAGCCCTGAACACACCGGGCAAGTACAAAAGCAAAAAGGAACAGCAGATTATTGACGTGGCTTACCAATATGTGAACAGCCGTGCGAGAGGAGTTGTATACAACCATCATGTACTGGAAAGCTGAGATGCTATCCTTTGACATCGTGCCAAATGCCGAAGCCGACCGGGTAATTGCAAGGTATCGCAAAAAGGGATACCATGCGGAGATTTACAGTAAAGAGTTGATTGTAAACATTGCAAAAAAAAATCTTTCAAAAAGTTTGCAGATATAATTTTTTATATTAAATTCGCACATACAAAACCAAATCAATATGAAACACGATTTAGAAAAAACCACCATTCACGGCACACTGCCGTCAGTCAAATTTGAGTTTTACTACTCATCATTTACAGATTACGTGACCATCAAGTCACTATGGCCGAACATTGATGAGGTCGAAAAGGTTGCCATTCCTGCTGAAAAGCTGGATGAACTTATTGACTTCCTACAGGAAGCCAAAGCTATGCACAATTTAGGTCAGTACAAAGAGGGGGTTAGCTATGAATAATACACTAACCGCACCAATTCTGCCAAACGAGATAGAATGGCGTGTGCAATCCCAAACCAGCACGGGCAAATTGATTGTGGTGCCTTACATCAACAACAGATGCGTGATGCACCGCTTTGATGCTGCATTTGGGCCGGAGAACTGGACAAGCGAGTTTCGTGAAATCAGCAATGGGTTCCTGTGCCGACTGACCGTGACCGTAAACAAGCGCGAAGTGTACCGGGAAGACGGGGCAAGCAAGACAAACATCGAACCTGAAAAGGGTGGCATCAGTGATGCAATGAAACGTGCTGCTGTTCAGTTCGGATTGGGCAGATGCCTTTACGACTACCCTCGCGTGTTTATTGAATGTGAGGGCAAGTTCATCCCTGACTGGGCCTATGAAAAATTGGATAAGCTTGTCACTTGGATAAATGATGGTAAGTGCAACCGTGACACTATAATTTTAAAGCCATGATAAATCAGGAATTACAAGACGAATACAACGCAATGTCTCTACCGATTGAGGCGTTGCTTGATGCTGGAGACATCGATGCTGCAAAAGCCTATGTAATGAAGATGGCATATCACGCAGAGCATTACGAAATCACCGACCTGACCGCATACATGGCAATCAACCACATCCGCAGGGAATTAATTGACCGCAATATGCTGGAAGCTATGCAACCGGAATGGGGCAAGGCAGAGAAGATTGTAAACTTAATGCACAAACAAGAACAAGACCGCATACAAGGCTGGTTCAACGGCCGTAAAATCCCATCACCATACAAATGAAAAAGAGAGAAACACCCAAAAGTATTGAAAGGCAGTTGCAGGTTTGTCAACTGTTCGGTAAAACCGCCGAGTTGCCTGAAGCCGAGCCATACGATTACGCAAATATGCCCGATGACCTGCCCAGTGTGGAGCATTGGTATAAAGTGCGAGATTGTTATCTTTACCAACAGGAACGCCTATCCCAACAGGGGTAGGCTTTTTTATAACCTATCGGGTATAATACCACCAAGTATAACCAAAATCGCACCCTATCGGGTATATGAAAGACATCGGAATAATCCTTTATTTACTGCCTATTCTGCTGGCTTTTGTGGATTTTATTACAAATAAACAATAAAACTACTTTTATATGCAGATGGTCAAAGAAACCAAGCGTATCTCTCGCAACATCCATGCGGTGTATTGCGACAAACAAATCAACCTGCTTTTAATGAGTGACCTGCACTGGGATAATCCAAAGTGTGACAGGGAATTGCTGAAAAATCACATGGACGAAGCGGTAAAAAGAGGTTGCAAAATCATTTTAAACGGTGACACTTTCTGCATGATGCAAGGCAAATATGACCCAAGACGCTCAAAGAAAGACATCCGGCCTGAACACAACAAAGCCAACTATATCGATGCGGTTATTCAGGATGCGGTAGATTGGTTTGCACCCTACAAAGACCATATCTTACTTGTCGGCTATGGAAACCACGAAACAGCAATTTTAAAGGCACTTGAAACCGACCCTATCCAACGCTTTGTTGACCTATTCAACACCACACACGGGGCAAATGTTTACTCTGGCGGTTATGGTGGAGTGGTAGATTTCAAATTCAACCTAACCGAACACGGTCACAGGCGCAAATGGACACTACGTTATTATCACGGCTACGGTGGTGGCGGTGCGGTGACAAAGGGTGTCATTCAAGACCAACGATTTATGGCATCAATGGAAGGTTATGATTGTATTTGGCAAGGCCACGTTCACGAACTCTACCACCACATCAACCCGGTTGAGGTATATGATAGCCATCAAAAGAAAATAAAGGCTCGCAACGTCCACCAAATTCGCACATCAACCTATAAAGAGGAGTATGAGGATGGGTTTGGTGGGTTTCATATTGAAAGAGGCAGACCACCCAAACCACTCGGCAGTATGTGGCTGACACTGACCGCCAATTTAAGAGACAGCGAAGTAACGCCTGAGTTCACCTTTTGCCAACAATACTATGTTTAAGATACCAATTTGCCTTGAAGTCATTGCAGCTAACGAGCAGGATGAAATGCTTGAAGATATGGGTATTCAACCGAGCAGTGAAATCTATGATGACCCTACATTTACTATTTGCTTTTACAAGATAGATGCAATCATGCCGGATGAACGAAGCACAAAGAAAAAACCGCTGACTTGTATTATTTGCAGCGGTCTTGTTTATTTGGTTAAGCTGGATATGGCAACGATGGTGGAGCGGATTGCAGCCGTCAGTCAATGAGGGTGAAATCAATCACCTGACCGGGGTTAAATCTCTTTATAATTTCAAACCAATCCTTATCAGGCACTGTTTGGCATCCTGCCGAGTGTTTATTCACCCAATTACCCAAACCCCCTTTGTGGAAGTTGATACCAAAAAGACCAACCTGCTTGTTCATCTTGTCTACGTTTCTGTCTTTGTTACTATCGCGGTTGATTGTGATAGGCAAAATCTGCATAAAATAAGGCGCACCTAACCAAAGCGTTTTCCAGTTTGAAGATGTCACAAATCTGTGACTTCCAATTACCTGCTGTGGAACTGCAACCGCTGTGCCAGTTATACCGCCAACAGTAAACGGGTTATAAATGTAAAAATCCCCTGCCGTTGTGGATGCAGGCGCAACGTACACAATCTTGCCAGCTTTGTAGCATACCACAAAGTCATCATATTTATTTGAAAATATCTGGTCAGTCCTTAACCAAACCAACCCATCAACAGGCATCACATATTTGCGATTTCTTATTTCAGTTTTAATGTAGCTGTCCAATACTGTGAGCGTTTGTGGCCCGATTATGCCATCGGTTTTAAGGGTTGCGCCCTTGCTGTTTAGGTATATTTGCAGATTTTTCATTGTAGTAATGTCTTGTCTTTGCTTTTTATTTCCTGCACGAATACCATTGCAGGTTTACCGATGCGCTCCCACGATTTCCGGGCATCCGCATCCGTGCGGTAAATAACTGGCTTAATCACCGCGTTTAATTCGGAAGATGGATGCCATTGTGCATCACGGCAGTAGTAAAATTCATGCAATCCTTGCAACTTTATCAGGGTAAACATAGCACGAATTTACTTTGCAACCGCGACCAATCCAAATATAACCGCAAGGCTTCTCCAAAAACTTGCCTTTTTACGCTGTTTTTTTACCTCGTTTGCACAATTACTCAATAAATCTTTTTGAGTGTCTCTAATGGCTTCTAAATGCGAAATAACGCTATCTTGATAAATTACTACCTGCCCCTGATTTGCGATTATCAAACTATCCTCATAAACAATCTCAATGAGCAATCTGTTTTCATCAATCAGTGACCGCAGTTTTGCCGTGTCTTCGTAATAGCTTTGCAGGTTTATTGTATCGTGTATGTATTTTGTCCTGATTTCGCGCAGAGTTTTTATCTTAACCGCACGCGAATTTAACAAGGTTAGGTATTCATTTTTAAGGCTATCAATCTCTGCCTTGTATTTGTCCACCTTGCCCTGCATAGTGTCTACATTTTGCCGTGTTTCGACTGGTGTCTCACAAGAGCGAGTGCCAAGCATAAGCAGGCAAAAGCAAATAATAACAATAATTCCATATGCAATCCTCATTCCTCAGCGAAAAAGTTTGTAACGAATTTACCGACCGCACCCAACACACCGCACAACAGCATCAGTTTTGGATGGTCTAAGTTTAGCCCGGCAACAAACAAAGATGCAGCCGCGATGCTGTCCCCTAAAACCCGGAAACGTTTTGGCGTTGGTGCAAAGTAATTTTTTAACTTCATCTTCCTTGTCCGCGATAGGGTTTGGCTGACTTGTGTTTGTTGGCTGACTTCGTGTGCCTGCCCAACTTCTTTTTGGGTTTCGGTGTCCATTTACTGATTTCCTTACTTTTTGCCATTTTTAAAAAACTTGTAAATGCCCAAACAAGATAAAACTAATGCTGCGGTAAATGAAAGGAACTGAATAATGGGCAGCAACTTTGCCGCTGCTCCTGCAACCCACAATAACCAACTGCCCACTATTGTATCATTTAAGTTTTTCACGGAAAGGGCGGTGAGGGTTTAGGATTGTAAGGGATAAGTGGCACATTTTTTACCCACATAAAATCAGGGTTGATACATTGGCTTATTTCCTCTACGGAAATTACCCATTTATCGTCAATGTCCTGAATGGGGTTGAAAAAGCTGTCTTCCATGTACCACTGGCCAATCAGGCTGTCTTTGTCTTCTACGGTCAGCACACCAACGTAGGTGCTGTATTGTTCGGGTGTTATGTCTTTAATAGTTATCATACGTTACGAGATAAAGTGGTTTGATATGCTTGAACTGCTGTGTATAAGTTAGCGGCTTCGGTGTCGGTCAAGCCGTCACCGATGGAAGCAAAGGCACATTGTTTTGATGTGAATAATCCTGCTGTTCCGTCACTATTTCTCGCACCTATGAATACTTTTTTATTTGGCAGTGCATTTGTTCCTGTAATTGTACCTAATGAAGAATTATTCCAGAAACCTTTTGCAGTGCTACCACTTACTTTTGTATTTACAGCAAAACCTTGTGTGTTTGTTGGTGGTGTTAATTTATGATTAGTATCATTTAAAAAACCATGACGCATATCATAGTCATTTGTGCCTATACCAAATATACCTGTTTTTATAGCTAAATTTAAAAAAGGCAATCCAGAACTACCGTCATAACATCCCATTTCGGTTGTTTGTGAAGTTGCTTGATTTGTTCTTGAATAAAAAGACATATGCAAGCTATTTGTCAAAGCGCTGTTTGGTGTTAAAAACGTATCAGCATACCCATTAACGCCACCAAAAAGAACACCCGTACTGCTGTGCGTAATTCCACCTGAAAACACCAACCTAAATGCCGCATCGAGGTCACGGGGGTCACGTAAATTCCATTTATGGCTCGACGAGGTTCCTCCCACAAACGGCCAGATGGCTTTCATTTTTGACCATATACCGTACCCTTTGAGGTCGGTTACGAGAGTATTGATGGCTGATTGCTGCGTGGCATCGGTAATTCCAGCAGCCGTAATGAATGCCTGTGCATCGGCATCGGTTCCAGCACCTGCCGATACAAAACTTTGAACACCTATGCCGCGCCTAATCATACGTTGTATGCTACGATGCTACCACTTGTCAGCGTGATGCTGCTAATGTAACCGGGTTCGGCAACGCTGATGAATGTGCCTTGCTTTAAGGTTACACCAGTCAGGCCGATTGAGGTCATAAGGCTTGCGCTATTCTCATCCAAGCAGGCAGAAACTACCGCATCGGCGTTTACTACAAAGCCCTGAAAACGGCCAGTGTTGGCAGATGTGTTGCTGATAACTTTGCAGCCCGTAAAGCCGCTGATAAATTCTAAAGATGTACTCATTTTATTCTATTGTTGGAAATGTTAAATTGTTATTGGGGGTGTCGCAATAATCGCGAAGATTAGAGCAATGAAATTCAATGACACAAGCCACACCGCTTACGATGTCTGTTTGTGCGTCATAAAACGGGGTTATGCTGTCGGCTATTACCCACGTGCCTGCAATGTTTCCACGATACACATAACGTAGCATGGAGTAAATATCCAGCATCACGGTGTGCATATCGGAGATGCGTTCCACAGCATCGGAAAAATCCTCACGGTGGCGGTCAGCGATGGCGACGGCAAAACGATAAATTACCTTATCAACGGTCACCTGTGAACCATCAGGGAAAATCCTCATTAACGGATAAAGCTGCTCACCGTTTGTGTTGATGTTTGGCTCAACATTAACGATGGTCGCCTTTATCTGCTTGTGATTTTGCCCTGCTCTTGTCAGTGCTGCCAGTAGTTGGTTTATCGTTACCACTTAAAAATACCTTTAATTTGTTTTCGTTCTTTATTCTGACTTTATTCATCTGAAAAATCCACGTAGGAATTTGTATTCTTCGTCTTCTCCCAACATAAAACCACCAAAAACCGCCTGATTTTGAGGTAGTATTGTGTCCAATCCCGGTGCAGGTGTCTTATATTCAGGGAATAAATCCAAGTTTTCGCACAGATACAAGCGTAATCTCTCCGCGTAGTACTCGGCTTTTTGCTGATATCTCTGCTCAATCATGCGTAATTGGTCAACATCGATGGCATTTGCGTTCTCTGCGCCACGTGTTGCAACCGATTTGTTCATCATTTTGAACGTCATTGGCAGGATGCTGTCGGTAATTACGTAGTGATACAGGCAAGGTGCGATGTATTTATTGACCAAAGTCAGGTAATCCCCTGCCAATCCAGCCCCGTTGATATCATCACACAGCTTGTCATATAAAGTGCTGCCCAAAATATCACGGATGTAAATGTCCTGAGCGGTCCGCATTGCTGTTTGGAGCAGCTTGCTGTCTACGTTTTCGTCAATCGGAGTGTTTTTCTTAACATCCTGTTCGCTTATAAAAAATGCAAATGTTGCCATTATCCTTTTCTCCTTACTACTCTTTGTACCCATTCATGACGGCAGTGCGGAATGTGCAATGGTGGTTCCGAATTTGGAACGGTGTACCAACCACCTCTGCGAAGCCATGCGTTGTATTTTACAATTGCTGAAATTTGGTCTATTTCCTGCCTTGTGTAGAGCTTGTTTGTTTCCATCATTTTAATACAAAACTCACGGCTCTTTCCACCGGGCATCAAAGGTGGTGCATCCGGGCTTAAATCGTATTTGTATCTCACCTCTATTTTAGGCAATCCCTCATCCTGAA